TCAGACAACCTTATCGGTGAAAAACTTAATGGCGGTGCAGCAGGGTCTATTGATTTAAATACAGTCTGGGGGAATGATGAAATTGTTGGGTTTGCTACTTTAGAAAACAAACTTGTTATCTTTGGTAAGGAAACTATTGTTATTTATAAGAAAGCTGATGACCCATCAAATATAGAACTAGATGAAATTATTAGAGGAGTAGGGTTAGCTGGTCGAGATAATATTGTTTATGTTAATACTGATGTAGTCTTTATGAGTTATGAGGGACTACGTGCAGTTTCACGTACTGTAGCTAATGATGGTAAGTCTCCCATTGATGATTTATCATTAATGGTTCGTAATGACCTTACAAGAATTTTATCTACAGTAGATGTATCAACAATTAAAAGTACGTATTATCCTCAAGATGGTTTTGTTGTAACTTTTATTCCAATTAATAATCAGTGTTACGTGTTTGACTTTGCACAAAGCCGAAGAGCTAGTAATCCACGTATTACCACATGGTCCTTTACTGATGGTCCATCCTGTGGTCTAAGCACACTTGATGGTAAATTGTTTATAGGCACAAAAGACTCCGTAGCGGAATACGATGGATACTATGATGTATCAATTAATGCTAGTGATGCGTCAACTAACTCTACCTATGACTATATATTCCAAACATCTTGGTTAGACTTAGGTAGTCCTGCTATATCTAAAATTGTTAAGTCCGGTATCTTTACAATAGTAGGTGGTCGAGGTGGTCAAGCTCAAGTAGCAGTGTACAAAGACTACGACATTGGTTCTCCATTTACAAAAACATTTAATCTTGTTTCCGCACAAACAATTTTTCTTTATGGTAAAAGTGATGCTTTATATGGTTCAGCTAAGTATGCTTCAACGGTTGGACCTACGGAATATAAAATAGCTTTAGCACGTACAGGTAAAACAATTAAACTTAAGATGACAAATACTGTGGCTGGAAACTACTCTAGTTTAGTTAATACAATGCTTCTCACAAAACAAGGTAAAATAAGGTAAAGGATAAATTTCATGAGTGGACTTTTTAGTAGTATAGCTTCAGGGGTAGGAAACTTTTTTTCTAACCCACTTGTTCAAGACATTGGAGGTAGGCTTATATCTGGTGGGCTTTCTTACTTAGGCGCAGATAAAACGATACAAGCAGCACAGGAAGCTGCACTTGCGCAAGCGCAGGGACTACGAGATGTTGCTAATATAACTGCTGCCGGTGGTAATCCATATTCAGTAGGATCATTAGGCGGGACTGCTGAATTCGATCCTGAAACTAAATCAGCCTTGTTAAATTTATCTCCTGAACTATCTGATATTTATTCAGGTTTGTTGTCCCGATCTGGTATGTTTGGATCACAGGCCGGTCTTTATTCAAGTCTTGACCCCTTTGCCGCTGGAGATTTATTTTACCAACAACAGCAAGCTCTAGTAGCTCCCGAAGAAGAACGTATGAGGACTGACCTTGAAACTCGTTTGCTTTCTCAAGGAAGACTTGGAACTACCGGAGGTGGTAGAAATATTGAAGATTTAGAAAGAGGACTTGCAACGGCTAGAGATGCACGTCGAGTAGCGTCATTTAATCAAGCTCAAACTTTAATTGATGCTTTGTTGGGTAGAGAGTCGGCTGATATTGAAGCTGCTACATCTCTTCTTGATGTTCCATTGCAACAAGGAAAACTTGGAATGGGTATTGGAGGAACCGTAGGTGCTGGCGTTTCTGCCGCTTCTAAAGCTAGATCAGACGCAGTTAGAGGAATAAATAACGCTTTTGCTACTAGTCCTCTTGGAACTGCTTTATCGTATGGTGCTGGTTTATTTGGACAACCTAAAAAAGAAAAAACATAGGAAATTAAAATGGCCTTAACACAACAAGGAATGTTTGGTAATCAAAATTTATCACCATTTTTACAGGATTTTGTAAATAGAACCGGAGCTAATTTTGGTTCTAGTATGCAACCTGTAGTTCAACCTCCTGTGTTGTATCAGGGAGCTTTAGGTTTATTTAATCGTGTAGGCCCTGATTACTGCCAATTAAATCCAAATGATGTAAATTGTAAACCAACAAGCGGAGAAGGACTTCCTGAAGACCCGAAAGAAACTCCAACTACTGCTCAACTTATTGACCAATATAATATTATAACTAATCCTATTACTAAAGGACTTGCTTTTGGCATAGGTAGACTTACAGGATTACCACTTTCAGAAATGTTATTTGGTGGAACATATATAGCAGAAGAAAATATTACAGATAATCTTACTAAAGGTGGTCCTTCTACTGGAGGGTTAACGGATAGATTTGGAAGGGCTATAACAGATAAAGATCAAATTCCAAATAAAGAAGGATTATTTAGTTTTGGAAAAGATTTTGAAAAAGCCCTAGCGTTATCTCTTGATCCCTTTGGTGGAGGTTATAGTATAAATGAGTTTGAAGATTATGGAGGTTTAGACAGTCAAGGATTTAATCAAGCTGTTTCAGATTTTCAAACTCAAGTAGCAACTGCAAATTTAGAAATAGGTGATCCTGAAATGGATGAAGATGATAATACAGGTTCAATGGGACCGGGTGAAGAGGGTCCCGGTCAAGACGCATTAGGAGGAATAACATAATGGCTACAAATCCGTTTAGTTCAGGGTTAGGTTTGTTTGGTGGAGAAACTTTTGCTGACGTAGGAAGAGCAATGAGGCAAGAGGATGAGTTAGCGGCACTTCGCGCTCAAAAGCAAGCACCTGACTACATTTCTGGTATAATTGCTAAAGCAAATGAACAAATGGGTAGAAACATTGCTAGGCAAGCAGGGGGAATTGGTAGTCGTTTACTACGAGGAACACCAATGGAGGGTTTTATTCAGGAAGACCCACGATTAGCCAAGATACGCAAAAGAGATGCGGATCGTCAAACACTAATGAAAAAATATGAAACTCTTAATGCTGACAATAAAATTACCACTTCTGAAGCACAAAGTTTAATTGATGATCTTTTAGAAATGGGTTATTTACCGGAGGCTAAAGCATTTGCTGACATTTACCAAACTAGACGTAAGCTGGATATTAATGAAATTGGTAATAAAGCAAGATTACAAAAAGCTAGAAATGCCGCTAAAACTGGAACTGGTTTAAAATCTAGTCAGGTACAGGACGCATTTGAAGATGCAAACGGTGTTAGATATAGGGCTGTTTTATATAATTTTAAAGACGAGCCACCCCAAACATTTATAATAAACGATGCTGGCGATATAGTACCAAGAAGTAAAATTGCTGGAAACCCGTCAGAATGGAAACCAGTAGATACTACGGGAATGTCTTCATTTGGTAGAATATATGAAACAGGGAAAAAAGAAGGAGCTAAATTAGGCGCGAAGCAAGCGGATAAGTGGGTAGATGTACGGCAATCAATGATTGATGCTGGAAATGCAGCTAAAAGTGAATTTAAAGATTTAATAAGAGCTTATCAATTAACGTCTAAAACAAAAACAGGAGGTCTACAGGAAACTGTACTTGCTGTTAGGCAATATTTAGGAGTAGATTCCGGAGATATTGGAGAGTTAGCTAGTTTATTTCGAACAGGAGTTATTTCTCGTCTTAAAGAAATGGGCTCAAAACCGACAGATAAAGATTTGGAATACTTAGAAAGTGCCGTGCAAAGTTTAGGTAATGATAGAGAAACTAACCAACGAATCTTAAAACGAATGGTGGGTAGAGTTGATCAAATTATTGCCAGAGGGGAATATCTAAAGAAAAATCCAGATATGTCCAGAGAAGACTTTAATAACAATGACTATGAAGCTAGAACTTTCGATTGGCGTGCTGAATCAGACCCCCCAATAGTAACTCAATTACCACCAGCAGGGCAAAGAAGTATTGGTGACGTAGTTAGAACAAACATGGGAACTTTTAAATGGAACGGTCAGAGTTGGGAGAAGATTGAATGACCACTCAAGCTCAAACTTATACTGATGAAGAAATTCTTGGCCCACAAATTAATCAAAGGCAAGGTTTTTCTGATGATGAAATCTTAGGAAATCCACCGGCTCCAGAACCGGAAGAAGATTTTAGCGATCAGGTTATGAACGCATTAAGTTCTGCTGGTAACGCTATTGCCAATATGACCGTGGACGATGTACTTCAGTATCTTAAAGAAAATGGTTCTCTTCCCGGAGGTATTGGTGGTTCTATAGCTGGAGCAATTACAGGATTTTTAACTCCCTTACCCGGTGGTGCAGTTATGGGAGCAATCTTAGGTGGTGGTTTAGGCTCCGGAGGAGGTTCAGTAGCTTCCGATATAGCTATGGATCGTGATGTAGATGTAGCAAAGGCGCTTACGGAAGCCGGGATGTCGGTGGGTATAGACGTAGCTACTTTAGGTTTAGGAAAATTTGTAGGTAAACCTATTTGGGAAGGGATTAAAAAAGCATTAAGAAGAGGAGATGATCCAAAAGAAATTGTAAGGCAACTTGCAAGGGGTGATGCACAACCTTTAATAGAGGCAGGAAAAGGTGCGAAAAGAATTTTACCTGAAAGAGCAGAATCACAAATGATTGCTGAAGATGCTGGATTGTCTTTAACTCCTACTCAATTAGGACCGGGAGTGGCTCCTAAATTTGAAATTACTAAGGAACTTATAGGTAGAACCGGATTTCTTTCTAAAAATGTTTTTGAAAACACACAGGAAAAAATAAGGGAATTAGTTCAGACAAGAATGAGAACTTTAATAGGTTCTGGAGAAAACATTACAGACGATGTTTTAGGTAGAGGTTTATTAGAGGCAATGCAAGAGGGACGCGATGCAACTATAAAAGCCTATGGTGATACTTTAGAAGAAATATCCTCTACAGTAAAAAAGGGAGTAATAGATTTAAATATTCTTAAGGGAAGTTTAAGCGGATTTGTAAATCGAAAAGAATATAAAGATGCTTTAGGTAATTCTAAATTAAACAAAAAAACTCAAGATGTTATTGCGGAACTTTCTGATTTAATGGGGGATAACACTAAAGCATCCGGTAAGTTTCTATTAGATTTTGAACAGGCATTAAACACGAAAATTAACGAGGTAGCAACATTTGGTCCTAATTTTGATCCTACAGTAGCTAAACAATTAACAGACTTATCTAAAAAAATTAAAGTCGTTACTCGTAGAGAAATAAGTAAAATTGATAAAGAAGCTGGATTAAAATTTGGTAGACTACAAAGGTCCTATGGTAAAAACATGGGTACAATTTATCCAAAAATTAATAAAAACTTTATTACTAACGCAAAGAACGGTGGTTATTCTTCTTTAGGAGCTATGTTTGCACAATCAGGAAAAATTGAAAATATTCAAGCAGCAATGAAATCTATAGATTCCGCATATAAACAAATAGGAAAAGATACATCACAATTAAGTTTTAAAACTGCACAGGAAGCTAAAAAGGCTGTAGCTCAAGGCTACATCCAGAAAGTTATTCCAAACGCAACAAGACCAGATTTTGATATTAAAGATTTTCAACAGTTAGCTAAAGATTTAAAGGACCCTACAGAAGCTAAAAAAATAAAAATAATATTAGGCAAGGGATATTCAAGTTTTAGAAGGACAGTTAATTTAATGTCCAATGCGTCCGAAAGACCTGAAGGAGGGCTTGCTACGTTATTCTTACGATCTAAAGAATACACCGCTGTAGGGGGATTAGGAGCAGCAGGAGCAACAGGGTTAATACCAGCTACTACAGCAGCAGTAAGCGCAGCGACGATACTTCTTGGCCCTGTATTTATGGCTAGAGCCGCTGTTAATCCTAAACACGTTAATAAATTAATTAAAATAGACCAGTTAGGAAATCAAACAGAAAAAGTTATGAAATTAACTTCTGTACTAATTAACGATATAGTAGATGAAATGTATGCTGAAGGCATGTCAGAAGATAATATTATTAAAGCACTAAAATCTCCTGCTAATTTACCACAGGAAGCCCAATAAAGAAGTAATATGGCTGAAGAAAACGGGTTATTTACTAATAGAGCTAAACAGCTTAGAGAAGCTACCGCTTTAGGTTTTTCTAACCCTAGAGCGTATCTAAGGGGTGCTGGTGCTATCGCTGGAGGTATAGGCGATCTTATGGCGTACCCTTTAGAAGCAATAACCCCTCAATTTGTATCGGAAGGAATAGCTTCTCTAGCCCGTAGTGCTGTAGAGACAGAACCGGGAAGATACTTAATGAATTTAGCTAGAGAAAATCCAGAGATAGCTAAAGATTTAGGTGCGCTTATAAATATAGTGGGTGTTGTTCCGGTAGCCAGAATAGCTACTCAATCGGGAACCGCTGGTTTAAAAGCCATGACTAACGCAATTAGAGAAGGTAAAAACCCTAAACAGATTGTTTCTGAAGGGGTAAAAAAAGCTGCATCAAGACCAGAATTTGTATCTGATATAGTTGTAAATATGCCTGTTCTACAAAGAGGAGGTCCTGTCGGTGATGTAATAGATGCGGTTAAAGGCCAAAGAACTCCAAAGGAAATTTTAACTGGAACTAATAAATTTGTAGGGTCCGGTCTACCTTTTTATCCTTACGGTTTACTCTCTTCCGGAGGGGAAGTATTAGGAGCTTTACCTTACGCTGCTTTAGAAGCAGTAAGGCCCAGTGCTTTAGCTAGGCGGGAAGAAACTGGACGCTCTCTAAGATCAAGGACTGAAGAAAAACAATTAATAAAAGATCAACAAAAAGGAGTAAATTTAGGAGGTCGAGCCGGTATGGAGTTAATGCAATTAAGTATGCACTTAACTACTACAGGTAAACTCCCTAAACAAATGGGGCCAGGGACTCCTATTTTTGACCATTATTATAAAACTGCTCCTTTAGATATAGATGTAGATAGTGCAGGAATTAAGGGATCAGCGTTTAAAGGGGTTCCTGATAATATAGCTGAACGTCATATAAACCATATTAAAAACATACACAATTTAAATCCAAATAAAAAAACAAATGTATTAATAAAAAGACCGGAGAGGGACGGAATAGGAATGGAATTTGCAGGGGCAAAGACCACTACAGCTCCTATTTTAAGAGGGTTTAACAACGGTTCTTTAATCAATAAATATAAAAGAGTATACGGTAAAAATGTTGATCCGAAAGGAATGGTAGAAATAACTCAACTTATGAATGGATTAAGTAATAAAAATTTAAAAAAATTAGAGGATATTTTAAATCAAAAGAAAGTTAGTAGGTCTAAAACTTTTGAATATTTATTATCAGCTAGAAAAAAAACACAGGAAGGAAAAACACTTAGCTCCGTTGAAAGAAAATACTTAGACGCATGGGAAGAGATAGGAAACCCGTTAGCTACGGTAAAAGACACTAATGGAAATATAATCAGTAATAGTAATTTAGCAGATATTGTTATTCCTGATGATGGTCTAATACATTCTACTGGATCATTTTTATCTTCCAATAAAGAACTGGGCGGCGTTAATTATTTTCTTACTACCGACATAAAAAACTTAAAGTCCTACGTTACTGGTAGTGATAAAGCTGATTTATTTGATATGGAGGGAGGTAAAGATTCGACACAATTAATTATAACTGTTCCCACTCAAGTAATAAATCACACCTCTACAAAGAAATATAAATTTGATAAAAGTTATATGAGATCAACACATAAGAAAACAGATTTAAAATTAAAAAAGAAGATGTTGCAACAAAGAAGAGATATAGAAGATACGAAATTTACTCCAAAATTAAAGCATTATAAAGAAGCTCTTTCTAACCAAGCACAATTAGGAGCTACTTTTCTCCAGACTGATTCTGGTTTATTTACCCCACCTCCTCAATTAGAACCTTAAGATACCACTCAGCCTTCTTTAAGTCCTCCACACCGTTCTTATAGCGATACCTCCACAGGTACTTCATAATATTTCCCTGTAGGTAATACTCAAATCCCTCACCCGTAGCTGCACGTATAGCGTCTATCGCTTCAACCCCTGCTTGATTATAGTGAGAGGGGTTGTTTACCATGTCCTCTTTAGTCTTCATCAGCTACCTCCATCAAAGCCTTCCAACTAATAGGATATAACTTTTCCATCTCTTTGTCAAGCATTTTTGCAACGTCCTGTGTTTCTTTTTGTGTATGACGATCAAGACGCTGTTGACAAACCCTGGCCCATGCAGCTAGTGATCCAGTCCAGTACCATTCGGTATACATAGACTGTGGTAGGACCATACGTGCCTGTTCAGGGCATATCCCATCATCCAACATATTTGAGTAACACTGGTAGGCATATGCGTACAGAGGTGCAGTAGAGTATTTAACTGTCTCTTCACTGCTACCCTGTTTTATATTCTTAGCACGTTTTCTCCATTCAGTAGGCCGGTAGAATCGAGGATCACTATCAACGTACCTACGACTCACCTCGTTCCACACCATACCTACCTGATGTTTACCTAACTGTCTAGCTACAAAGATAGGTGCCTTGATACGAAAAGTAGCCTGACAGTGACCAAAGGGAGTCCAGTGTTTGTGCTTTGCTAGATACCGTATAAGTTTAGCGTCCTTCTCCAGTAACACATTTACCAGAGATTGATCGTTAAGATTATAATCACTTCTTTCCCATGTACTTACCTTGTCAAAGGACACACGGGCAGCATTAACGACACGTAGATCACTACCCATGTGGTCTATGTAATTAATTTTCATTTGATCTACCTTTTCCCGATAGGTATTTAGGGGTGGGTTTTCCGTTGTATTTTTTATTTAGCCATGCTAGTAGTCTATCCACTAACCGCACTCCTTCTGTCCCGTAGCTGGATCAATAAAACAAGCTGCACCCTCATTCTCTTCCTTGTTGGCTGGCTCTACCTTGTTCAATATTCCATACCGTTTACCATCAAGTCTAAAGGTAGTCACACCCTTTAGGTTTCCTTTCCAAGCGTTCATGTATACATCCTTAAACTCATCAAAGGTTACATTACTGCCTACATTGATTGTCTTAGAAACGGCTGAATCAATAAAGGGTTGCACCGCTATCTGCATTTGTAAGTGATCCGAAACATTAAGGTCATCTGTAGTTTCTCCCTTCACACCATGATAATTAAAGGCATAGTCCTGTAGACGTACAATCTTAGCTCCCTCCTCAGTCTGCACTGTACGATCTAGCTCATGTTGAAACACTGGTTCAATACCACTGCTTACATTATCAGCCGTAAAACTAATCGTACCTGTAGGAGCGATACTTGTTAAGTGAGAGTTCCGCATACCCTGTTGTTTAATCTTGTTCCGTAGATCATCAGGTAGACGTTTAATAAACCCACCTTCAAGGTATTGTTTAGCATCGAACAGAGGGAACGATCCCTTTTCCGTAGCAAGATCAGCGGAAGCAGAGTAACATTCATAGGTAATTGTCTTTAAAACTTTGCGAACAAACCTCCGTGCCACATCGTTAGAATACTGATAGTTACACATAGAGAGACAATTAGCCAATCCTGTGACTCCAAGCCCCATACGTCTTTTCTCTTTTGCTTCAGTAATTTGTTGCTTGAGAGGATAAGTAGTACGGTCAATAACATTATCCATAGCGCGAACCACATGGGGAATATCCTCCTTTAGTAAATTAAAGTCAAACTTTCCATTCTTAACGTACTTGACTAGATTGAATGATCCTAGTAGACAAGCACCGAAAGGTGGTAGAGGTTGTTCACCACAGGGATTAGTAGCCTCTATGGTTTCACAATAGTGTAGTGGGTTGTCTGAATTAATCTGGTCAAGGAACAGTACACCCGGCTCTGCCCAATCCCACGTACTACGCATGATCTCATCCCATAAAGCAACGGCATCTATCTGTCGATACACCCGTCCCTCAAAAGTTAGATCGAAAGGTTTTCCCTTTTCAACGCAACGCATAAACTCATCAGTCACACCAACAGAGATATTGAAGTTAGTTAGTTCACCCTCATTACGTTTAGCCCTAATAAACTCTTCAATGTCTGGATGGTCTACACGTAGTACAGCCATCATCGCTCCCCGTCTATGACCGGCAGAGACTATCGTTCTACAAACCGCATCAAATATACGCATAAAAGATACAGGCCCACTAGCGGAACTATCAAGGCTAACAATCCTGTCCCCATTAGGACGTATGCGGCTAAAATCATAACCAATTCCACCACCTCTCCGCATCGTTTCAGCGGCTTCCGTAGCACGTTGCATGATGCTTTCCATAGAGTCTTCAATCGTTCCTGAAACAAAACAGTTATATGCAGTAACATCCCTTGGACTTCCCATTGCTGACTGAACCCTACCTGCTGGCATAAACCGTTGGTCTAGGAACAGATGTTTCAAATAGGTACGATGATCCTCATTGTCGGACATAGCTGCTGACTGTCGGTAACACGCCTCCTCGAATGACTCATTAGGTAGTCTATACTTCTCAGAGTGAAGGGTATCACAGGCTTGTACTTGGGGTCCATACATCTACACGTTCTCCTAAATCAATTTCAACTTCAAAACAAACACCAGTGGCTTGAGTAATGTGAGGTTGTGTTTTCATTTTAGCTACGGCACCGGGTAGTACAACTTTCTGGCAATGCTCCATAGTTTCCTCTGGTGGTGCTTGGTAAACTTTAGTATACAAATTACCATCAGGCATCATTATGGTTAAAATTAACAATAAAACTTTTGTCATAATATTAAATCCTCTAAATACGGTTCTTTATAATTCGGCCCTTTAAGCACCTTACCATTGCTATCATATATCGGTTTACCTTCGTTATCAAGTTTAGACATATTAGAATGATGGACCCTATTAAAAGCGGGATTAAAATTACCATAAAGGGTATTGAGACTAATGATAGTCCCACTAAGAACATACTGTAAATCACACAACTCCTTCATCAAATTTGCCCACTGATCCACAGAACCTTTTTTACCTCTTTCTAATTCCATCTCTAAAACATCAATGGCCTCACATACCTCATGTGCTTCCTCTAAAATTAACTTTTTTCTTAATTGGAGTAATGATACACGAGGTTCACTGTCAATGTCTAAACCCATTGCTCTATGAAACCGTGCAACTTTTTGTTCTCTAGATACGTGTGTATGTGGCATCATGTCAATTCACCGTTGTCAAATTGGTTATAGGACTTACGTTTTGACGGACACAACTCTCTAATAAAATTTCTGCCGCCCTTAGAAGTATAGCTTGTTTTAAGTCATCATCCTTTAAATCTTTACAAATTAATCTTACTTCCTCCATACGTGAAACAATCGTATCCGGTGCGAGAATTGTAAATGTATTGTCATCATCCATTATACTACCTATCATACAATATATTTTCATCAATGTCAATATCAAAAACTTCTCTAAGATCATCCATACGATCTTCGATTACATCCTCAAACCTTTCAATTATATCCTCACTTTCAAGGTCTAGAATTTCGCATAAGAGAGAAGGATCAGCCATTACTGCTAGTCTCTTTAAAAACTGTTCATTTGATAAAGGCATCTTTAATAGTTTCTTCTGTGTACCAAGAGAAACCCTCCTTATCACACCATTCACTCATAGTCATTTTTCCTCCTTTTCGGACTTTCTTATTCGGATCATAAAGAACAAAAACTAATTCTTCTGTAGTCTCCAAAGAATCCCTAATTGATTTATATTTGTGAATATCTCCTACTCGAAAATACCCCTTACACTCGAAATGAACTACACCTGTTTTTAAAGACAAAGTAAAGTCAGGAATGTAATGCCGATGTACAACGTATGGAACTTTACAAGATTCATATAATGCTTTCTCACCTAGTAAAGCCCCTATACGTTCTTCAAATTTATTACGATATTGAACCACAAGAGTATCTATTTTTTCAATTTAGTATCTTTAGAAGATTTTGTGATTCGGGTCAAAGATTGTGTCATAGCACCGCTTTGAGATACGAAAGGGCTACCGTGTAATTCCCACCCCTCATTTAAAAGGTTTGTTATTGTCTCTTCAAACCTGTCATGTCTAGGTGTGCTTACAGCTTTAAATTCTATCATAATTAACTTCTCCTTTTTTCAAGTTAATCTCAGGGCAGGGGATACCTTTTCTATTTCTAGGAACCTTTACCACAGTAGTTAAAAACTTTGGTCCAGAGCCGGTATAGAAACCTCGCACATTGGGCCAGCAATGTAGTTTGAATTTGCAGTACGAACATATAGTAGATAGTTTTAAGTTGCCTGATTTGCCGTCCTCTTCTGGAGAGGCACATAGAGAGGGACGGTCTTCGCTCTCTAGAGACTTTTTTACGTGTTCTATCCTTTCCTCTATATCTCCACTATAGAACTTGTGCATGGGGTGATCTTCATCGTCTAGATCATAAACAAGTGTAGCTAAATTACCACTGTCACGATCCATAGCTAACCAACCAAACTTTCGCTCTCCCTCTGAATGAGCGTATGCCTTTAGCTGATCGACATAACCAAAATCATCTTTTTCAGCCATGTTTCCATCTCTAAATTTTAGTATTCCAAACTTAGTGGTGGATTTAACGTCTACAGTAAGACCGTCAATTTTACAATCCATGTGTCCGGTAACACCACCTACTTTACACTCCTTCTGTTCGTCTGTAACAGTATGTCCACTCAATCTAGTAAAGAGAAGCAACATTTCTTCAATTAAATGTCCATACATAAACTTGATAAGAACATTTGGTTGTATTTTTTCACCAGTATATCGTCTAGAAGTAAACCATTGAATTAGATCAGGCTTGCCTATAGAAGACAAACGTAGTCCTGAACGACTAGCCCATTTCCCCTCACCGGGCATAAACTCTTTACGCATTAAGTCCTTCATAGCCTCACCAAACTTATCAATCTCAGCCTCAGTGTCTACCCACTTTGCTGTATTTTTAGTTTTCATAAGACTATAAATGTCCTCAACTAAAGTGTCAAAAGTTTTTGTCATACTTGCTCCTATCAGTGGGTTTCTGCCCAAGTGTTTCCTATTTTATATTCACCGTCTAAAGGACAACGTAAATTTAACTTAGTCCCTGCCGCCTTGATACACTCTACAGACAACCACCCAAATTTTTCTGCCTGTTCTTGTCTAACTTCTGCTTGAATTTCGTCATGTATATTGCCTACAAATTTATAGTCTATATTATGTATTGTAGCAAACTCTTCTACTAGTGTCAATGCTTTTTTCATTACAACCGCACCGGCAGACTGTAAAAGTGTATTTAATGCAGCATGAGATGATCTGATAATTAGTTTTCTTCCGTCGATTCCTTTGAGATACCCTCGAACAGAGGCATTACTAACTCTTTCTCGTAAATCTCTAAGAGCTGGTGTGTTCTTGAGAAATAGTGCTTTAAGTCTTGCTCCATCTGTAGCAGTACCACCGACGATGGAGCCAATTTTTCTATCTCCTGCTCCGTAGAGGAAAGCATAGATAAAAGTTTTAGCAGAGTCTCTTGTTGCAAGTCCAGCAGCTTTCTGGTTTGCCGTATGTACATCTCCGTTGATGATTTCATTTGTGTACTCCTTGTCATTCATATAATGTGCTAACATTCGTAACTCAAGGCCAGCCGCATCAATTCCTACTAACTTATATCCTTTAGGCACTGTCCAACATGACCGGCACTCTTTACCGTATGGAGAGTAGGAAGCAGGAACTTGAGCTAGATTAGGACTACTGTGCGTCATACGTCCTGTAACTGCACCTATAGAATTAACGTAACCATGTACTCTTCCATCTGTAGTATCTACACAATCTACCCACGATTGAACCTGTGCTATTCTTTTTTGTATCATTAAATATTCAGCAATTAATGTAGCTTCCGGTATCCCTTTAACTTTTCCAAGTACCTTCTCATCTACCATAGGTTGACCAGTTTCAGTAAACTTATCTGGAACCCATCCGAAATGTTGCAAATACTTACCTATTTGTTGACGTGATCCTAGATTAAATTGAGGAAAGTCTATACGAGAAAAAGAACCAGCAACACAACGCCAATCATCACCAAAAAATTTAAGACCGACATTCGATAATTCCCCATTTTTTTTATATTTTGGGGTGACATTTTTGACAAATGATGCCATAGGGATAAACTTATCATGTACCTCCTCCTCTAGTTTCATTTTCCTCTCTTTTAACTCAGCTAGTAATTCAAAACATTTTTGTTCGTCTAAAACCCATCCGTTTTTAATTTGTTGAGAAATGATTTTCTGGACCTCATGTTCCAATCGAATACTTTCCCCTTGAAACTTATTGAGATTTGAAGTAAGAGTATCAAAAAGTGTATTCGTAATACGCATATCCTGAATACAATACTCGACCATTTCCTCCGAAAACTTACTAAAATCTGTGTGATCACCTTTTGACATGCGGAGCCTCTCCCCCCATGCTTTAAGAGAGTGACCACCCTCACGTTGGGGGTTGTCTAGTCTTGACAGGATCAACGTATCTATAACCTTTAAACCAGCCAATGATACGCCTATAATATTTTCCAAGTGTACTGCATCGAAATCTATTATATTGTGGCCGATAATTTGATCGAATTGATTGAACCATTCCTGTATCTCCTTTGTATCTGATTTAGACGGTAACTTGAAGTTTCGTACCTCGCCCGATGACTTGTTCATTGTACCAATCATCCAGACTTTCGTAACGGGTAACTCTGTGGTTTCTATATCTACGATAAGCTGACGGGTCATGGACTAAACTTTCACCTCTCTTCAACGCTATATGTTCTAGTGCGTGGCAATTACTACATAGTATAACACATTGGTTTGCTTCGTCAAGTGTTTCTTGGTTAGGGCCGTGAATACCACCCCATACTGACATTTCCAAGTCAAGTTTTTTTTCAACATCCAGTGGGTGGTGAAACTCAAGTAACTCTCTTGGAAATGTTTCACCACAACACTCACAAGCCATTCCTGTTCTCTTCATTAAATATTTTTCCCTATTATACACACGGCTCTTGTTCCACTTATCCTTAGAACTCCTCATGTTCTACTGCCTGTATTTCTGGAGCCTGACCCTGAACCATGCGTCCAGTTTCAGTCTCATAGAATAACCACCCTGCGCGTCCTGTGCGTCCTGTACGACGGCACTTCACTAATTGAACAAGTGTACTGTTACGTGTATAGTCATCCTCAGACATCTTATCACGGCTTAGTAGAATGGTATTAAAAGCAATCTGATTGATGGACCCTGAACCCTTCATGTCATACTCATTAACGTCATGCGGGTCTTTAACTTGAGGTTTCCGCATGTGGCTAATTATCACTACAGACACACCAGTTTCTTTTGCTAATTTTAAACACCTATCCATGAAGGCATCTATCGTACCATTCTCATCCGATTTAACGGCGGCATGCAATGGATCAACTACGAGAACGTCACAGTCAATACCTTTAGCCATCCACCGCATTTTAGCAAATAGATCATCTACATCCGACATACCTAAATGCTCTAAAATATGGACATTATCATGACTACCAAAATCATCATAATACTCACGATAAAGAGAGTTATCACGATTTTCAGGTTCGACAAGTGATATGTTCTCGCCACTATGTAACGATACAATTTTCTCCACAGTCTCCCCTAGATCACTCTCAAGGAACACCGCACCGATCTTTTTACCACTCTGTAACACCATGTCATAGAGGAGGTTAAACACCATTGTCGTTTTACCTACGGACGTTAAAGCACCTATGACAGTCACCTCACCAGCCGCTATGCCGCCATTCATCATAGCGTTCAACGATCCGTAGGCTTCCGGTAACGGAATTATTTCTTCCGTACCACGTTTAACAAATGCCTCCCAACATTTATCGTCACTGAATGACACTACGTCTACAGGACGGTAGGGTTTAGCGTCCCACCATGCGCTAGTAAACTCCTTAACCTTACCATGCTTAAGCATTTCACCGGCATCTTTATAGGGTAGAGTAACTACACGCACTTTATTATGTGAGAATAGGGGTAGAACGGCATCAGCGGCCTTTTTACCGGCATCATCCATGTCAAAACAAATGATTACGTTTTCAAATGTTTCTAGCCACTCTAGGTTTTCTTTTATGTCCTTTACAGCCGATGCTGACCCACGTTTTATGGACACTACAGGCCACTTACCGTCAAACATCTCAGCTACAGCTAGTGCGTCTGCTTCGCCTTCTGTGACGGTCACGTAACGACCACCCTCACGCCATAAATGTTGACCAAATAAACCTGTACCGTCCAGGGTTCCATTCACATGAAACTGCTTGTTTGATACTGTACGGACTTTTGCCCCTACAAGGCGTACGTCAGAAGTAAAATAAGGATAGTTATGCCTACTGTACTCACCATTGTCTCCTTTCTCTAATGTTACACCGAATTTACGAACAATCTCCTCCGATATGCGCCGGTCCTTAATTGGACCCGCTATGCCTTGAAGCGTGATTGTTGGTTGATCTGTACGAATAGTCGCGCTATCTAACGGCATACTTTCTCCATCTCCTTTTATCAAATAATTACAGGCGTAACAATAAGAATGACCGTCATCATAGTTTATCAAATTGTTTCCTTGTGTGTCGTTTCCAGCTTCCCTACATTTAGGGCATGGTGTTCTAGATATTACTTGAGAAGTCATTTATTATCCATCCTTAAAAAAAAACTAAGAATGTTGCCCCTAATCACCCCATATAAGGTCAAGAGGTAAAGCGTTGTTGCTATCGGGACATTCGCTCACCCTAATACAAGGATTGTGTGCCAATTCTTGATCAAGGTTCCCCTTACAACATTCTTAGTCTAGTTAGACTATCTTAGAACTCCTCCGGTGTGTCTCCTCCATCATTATCAGACAATTCTAGAACTTTAACTTTGTTAAGGTAGGCTGGAACACCCCATTGTGGGTGGGCCGGTCCCGGTGACCACAAAAGACGAACCTTAGACCCGTAGGGAATACGCTTGTCTGTTGTATTTCCGTCAATATCAACCACCGTAACGGGATACTTAGACTTGAAGGAACGCTGACCTTGATCATTGTACTCCTTAGTTTGAACGTCAAAAGCCTTAACCTTTTCGACCTCTTCATCAGTCATGTTGATTACTACTGAGTAACGTCCTGTGTCCTGACCATTGAACTTTTCAGTCTCAGCTAAATTACAAAAGGCTACAACACCCTCAGTCACTACTTGTTCTTTTGCCATGTATATCTCCTCTTTACTTTATTGTGTAAACTCTCTTACTTATCTTATCAATCAACCCTTTCTTTGTCAACCTACGAATTCCACCTCGTATTTCACTGTCTGAAATGCTATCCAACATAACCTTACGTATCATACCAAACGTATTTTGTTTACGA